TAACTGTGCCAATAGAAAGAATGTTTGATGGCCCCGCTGGACCAGCAGGACCAACTGGTCCAGCAGGACCGACAGTACCACCAATATTCTGTGATAGGTACAGCAGGTATTCCGTCAGCGAAGCAAAGATTCGCTGAAGCGGAATACTATTGTCGCCACGTAGTGACGCAATTGCTGGCGCTGTCCACAGTTCGGGCATCTACTTACAGTTTGATGAGGTAGTTGACCACGAGGTAAGGCTGAAGGTTGTTGTGCGACTGTCCTTCGCCAGTCGCCAACGATGACCCAGTCAGAGTGTGCGTGTGCGCACCACCATTCGAGACGCCACCAGAGAGCGAGTGCAAATGTGTACTTGAGAAGCCTGTCGTCCCCGACACGCTGTGCGTGTGTGTTCCGCTGTAGGTGTGCCCAAGGCTCTGGATGTAGGTGAGTGCAAGGCCCGTACCCGTGTTGTTCGGAACGCTCCACAGATCAGACTGGTATGACGGATTGCGCAGCAGCACATAGTTCTCTGAAGTGATCCCCGTGTGGGTGTGCGTGTGGCTGCCATCAGGAACTGTCGTGGTGCTGAACGAGTGCTGGTGGTCGCCACCAGCACCCACCGAAAACGTGTTTGCGTGGGTGTGCTCCGCCGAGGTCGACACCAAGTAAGTGCCGACTCCATGCGTGTGGGAAGGGATCTGCAGCGTCGACAACGACTCGGCCTTGTTCCCACCAAAGTCGCCTAGTACATCGAACTCGGTCTGCGTAGCGTCACGACCGACAGGCACTCGTCCTTTGAGGTTCGGCACGCCGAACACGCCAGCAGCCAACGATCCTCCGTACGAGAATCCTATGGCGCTGTAGAGGCGGGTGTACGTCGAGTTGCCGTATGCGTACTGTGTTCCGTCGCAAAGCAGCCAGCCGTCAGGGACTGTCGAACCAGCAAACTGGACAATTGTTCCAGCAGGAATTAGAAGATCAACATAACGCTTACGAGCCACATGGTTGTCAAGCGTCGGGTCTGTCGCAGGGAGCGTCGGAATGGCTGTAAAAGCGATAGACGCATCACGCTGAATCAACTCCGTGTTAACGAAGTTGAGGACGGAGTTGAAGTTGGCATTGACCTGTGTGCCATCAGCGTTCGTGCCATTGGCAAACACATAGTTAACTGATGCTGTTGCCATTATGCACGCACCTTTCTCTGGTTGAACTTATACGTAATCGAATTAATGCCCCAAGGCTTTCCACCACTCGAAGAAATCCTCAACTGCACAGAACGAGCAAGACCCATATTTGAACCCTTGGCGAATACTGCACCCGTAGCAGAAGCACCCCAGTTGGCTTCATTCCAGCCAGCATTGCCATCACCATCAGAATCGGGAATACCATCGCCATTAGTGTCGGTGTCTAGGCCACCTGCATAAGCGGTCCAAATAAGAGAATTGCCAGAGCCATCCAGCACAACTTGGAAAGTGCGAGAAACAACCGACTCCTCCCAATCGTGATACACCTGCATTGTCAAAGCCGTATCGACTGCTGTCTGCTTCGCAACAAAGTCGGGACGACGCCACATCTTCCTAGAAGAAACACTTCCAGCATCATGCCAACGAGTCGTATAATACGAAGAGAAATCTGCTGCGCCCTGAATCTGATCCTGATACACAGTCGGCAAATCAACACGCAACACGCACGGATGATGTGGATGGCACATCAACCGATGCGTCGTACCAGTAGATGTCACAAAATCCGTGCCAATACCAAGACCATGAGAATCAGAAGTCTGATACTTTGTCCACGCCCCACGCTGACCCAACGAAGGATCATAAACAAACGAATACGCAGCCTTTGCACTGCCAGCCCAAGGAACAGCAACCCACACCTTACGATTCACCCACGACACAGCAATCGAATCCTGAGAACTCTCATGAATACGACCATCCTGAATAGCAGGACGAATCTGCACAAACAAATCAAGAAAACGCTGACCGTCATACATCATCAAACCATCAGGCCATGAGAAAAAATACACAGCACGCTCGGATACGGCGACAGACTGGGGATTGACTGCACCGACCTCAGTTGACAGCGGGACAACCTGAAACGTATCGGTTGAATAACCAAGAATCGCGAACACGGCACGCTTCTTGAAAACAAGAAGATTGCCATTGAATGGCACTATCGCCGTAATGCCAGAACCACCCTCAACGATGTCGATGTAATCGGCAGAACGCCACGACTCGGGAAAGAACGGATGCGAAAAGCGGATGCGATTCGGATAAGTCGTGCCACTCTCTGTCGTATAGGCAACCCACAGACGATCAACATGCGACGCCGTATAACGGGCAGTCGGCATGTGCGTACCGTTCGAGTTCGACAAATCCTCCTGCCAAAAACCAGCACCAGAAGCAGTCAAAGCCGTCGCAGAAGAACCATTCCACTTATACGGACTATTGCCAGTAGCAATATAGACAGACGAATTACTACCAGTAGTCCACTCGGCAAACGAACCACCAAACGGCGCTGTCGTCGTAAACGAACCAACCTGACTGAACGAAGAAGTAGATGCGTAAAATACCTTGTTATTTGCAGACAGCAACACCTGAGGTGTTGCCGCATTCCACGCCCACAACCTCTTCGGCTCAAACTGATTATTATTGATACCGCCGATATCGGGCGAGTTCAGACGCTGCATCCCACCACGGATAGACAAACCACCACGAGGATCAATATCGACGTTCAGCAGATCAGGGGATTCGTTTGACCCCAACTGAAAAGGGTCGGCACGAAGATTCAGACCGCCCGTGAAATCGTCGGTACGAAGCAACGACAAACGGCTCATTGGCCAATAGTCCGCCCAAGGCTCTGGAGCCACCACCTGCTAGACATGTGAGGAACACCATCAGCAAACGCCAACGGACGCTGCGACGGAGGACGCATAATATCAGCGGCAGCAAGACGAATAGCCTCATCGAACGAACGACGATAGAACGTCGCCAATTCAATATCTTCCTGCAACTGATATACCTGCGATACGCCGTAATAAACGAGTGCTTGGTGGAGACGCTCATCAGCATCAACCTCCGTCGAATCCGAAGCCGACCAATCAGTCGGCTTTCGATAGCCACGAACCACAAGAGGATACGCAGCATCAGGCTTAGGCCACAGATGCACAGTATCCTGCCACAACGAGAAATACAGCGGACGCTGAGCCTGATCGAACGAACCAACCCAAATCTGTTCGGCATCATCATACGCAATCAACTCGATACGACGACCGACAGCAGAAGTATCAACAAGCGAAGTAACCTCACGCAGATCGCCGTCACCGATCAGATTGATCGGATACTCACGCTGTCCCTGTGTCGTCGTGAGCGAATACGTCTTCTGGTAGAACGGCCAACGGCGTTCGAGAGCAATAATGCGCTCGAAGCCATCCTTGATATACATCGTCAGCAAAGTGTCCGAAACATCACTAGTATCAAGATCGACAATCTCACGAATCTTCGAACGGATGTCATTCAGATTCATGTGCTTGCTCCTTTGCCATCTGACGCAGATGACCGATGCAGTACATGGTCTCCTTGGCGCGAGCGCCTTGGCAAGTGCCTTCGTTGGCCATACAACGAGTATGTCCAAGATACGGCATGCCACCAGCAGGCGCTGGAGATGCGTCTGCTGTGGCGTAGGGGCGTGCCGATGCGGTTGCAGGCACTCCGTATAAAGCGTATGCGGGTGTTCCAGCCATCACAAATAGATGGCCTCGTTACCTACTACTTGGAATACCTTCGCGTAACCTTCGCAGCCTTCTTTGCCCGAGGCTTCACAACAGCATCCGATGTCTTGCGTGTCCCATAGTCGGGAACATCTACCTCGTAAAATCGTGCGGTTGAACTGACACGATTGTTCTTTACTGATTCCGATGAACCCATGCGACGGCTTCCAAGACGATTGCCCACTGGGGCGTCAACGTCATAGGAGCGCAACTTTGATCGTGTCGAATCGTATACGACACTTCCTTTGCCCTTGGTTGCCTTTGCTGAACTCTTCTTCTTAGCAGCAGCGGCTCCAGCCGATGCATCCGCTGAACGCCCAGTATTCTTCTTTGCGGCCATCAGAGTTCCTCCAGATAGGGTTCCTACATATATAAATATATGCGTTACGCAGCATCTATACCGATAAACAGAAAGACCCACCCTCGAAAGGGTGGGTCCATCTGATTCCTTGTCGGGAAAGGTCAGGCGGTCTTCGCCGTCAACTT